GCATCAAGGCGGCCAAAGGAGATGGACGATGAACAGCGACTGGATGAGCGAGTGCACCCTGGGGGAGCAGAGGACCGAGCCGAACGACTCCTCGGAGTGGTGGTCGGTGGATGAGGACGGAGACCCGCTGCTTCTCCGCCGAGAGGATGACGGGACCTGGCAGGAGTACTTCGACCCCGATGCACCAAAGGACGGCGCCGAGCGCCGGCGCACCGGGGACTACTCGCCGCGCTGGCGCGTCGTGCGCTGGGCCGGAGAGAAGTACGCACCGCCAGCCGACTGCAACTGCCACCTCGCTGCGCCCTGCTGCCGGTGCCTGGAGGCCATGGACGGGTTCGAACTGTGAGCGACCTACTGCGCCACCTCCCCCTCCGCGACCTCCTGCTCGCCCTGGGCCTGCGCCACCGTGACCCGGAGTCGAGGACGGCCGGCCCGTACGCGAAGGAGATCCTGCAGGGCGACGAGGTGGTCTTCACCGGGACCGCCTGGCAGGTCCTCGTCTGGCTCAGAGAGACCGGGAGGATTGACTGGTGAAGAGGTAGCCCTTGACACCGCCCGCCCATCGGGTAGGTTGTCCGGGCAACATCAATCCTGATGGGGCGACAGCTCGGCTAGGGGAGGGCTCGACGCGGAAGCGCCGGGCCCTTCTCGCGTCAGGGCTTGACGTGGTGTCGGCCGCCGGGTAAGATGCCCTGGCTACAGCGCCAATGCGGCCCCGCAAATGCGGCGCCAAGAAGAGCCGCCTCGGCCAGGGCGGCTCTTCTCGCGTCAGGGCTTCGCCGCCTTCACCGCCAGGATCGCCACCGCAGCCCCCAGAAGCGCCCCCGTCACGCCCCCCACGGCTACCCAGCCCCACGGCGGGGGACCGTCTGCCTCCATCCGCTGTCCCGCCGTAGCCGCCTCCCTGGCGCTCACCAGGAGGTCACGCCGAAGGGACACCAGGCGCTCGCCATCCTCCCGTAGCCGCTCCTGGCAGCCGGGCAGTTCCACCGTGGCGGCCAGAAGAAGGCGCTCGAGCCGGGGGCGGGCGACGTGGCAGACCCCTGACGCGTCGCAGCGCGTGGGGACGAGGGCCGGGGGGCTGGGTTCCACGGCGGGGACGGGCTCAAGCTCGGGTGGATCCACGCCGGCCAGGGCAAGGGCCGCCTCAGTGGACGAGACCCTCCCGCCGGGCGAGCCCTGCGAGGTCTGAGCGAGGGCGAGCGCCGGACAGGCCGAGGCGAGCGTCAGCAGCATCAACAGCTGCAGCGAAGGCATCATCGTCGAGGTCCTCCATGTCGTTGCGGGCCAGCTCGAGCTCGGCCTGAGCCTCGGCTGCCCCCTGCGCCACGAGGGCGGCCTCGGCCCGCTGCTCAGCGTCCGCGGCCGCCGCCTGGAGCCTCAGCCGGGAGGCGCGCTCCATCCAGCCCCAGACACCAGCGGCGCCCGCCGCCAGGGCGAAGAGCAACGCCATGATCAGATCGGCGGTCACGCGTCAGCCCTCGGCCGGGGGCGCCGGGGGCTCGGCCTTCGCCGCTGCCCTGCCCTTGCCCGCCACGTCGCTGAGCCAGTGGTGGCCGCCGATGGCCGCAGCGATCAGCATCATGGCGTCCGAGGCGATCTGATACCAGGGCTGCCCCGACTGGATCCCGATGAGCACGGCCAGGATGAGCCCCAGCGCAGCGGGCACCGACCAGCGCCAGTTCGAGGGCAGCCGCTCCAAGAGCTTGCCGCCGATCGAGGTGCGGGCGATTCGGGTGAGCAGCATGACGAGCGCCACGAGGCCCGCCAAGACGCCCGTGCGGAAGCCGGCGTAGACGTCGCCCACCCCGCTCAGGAGGTCCGCCAGGCCGGGATCAGCGCCCGCTGCGGGCACGTTGGCCGCCACGTCCGCCACGGGCTGCGGGATGGCCACCTGCCCGAAGGCGACGGCGCAGAAAAAGGCCATGGACAGGATTGCGGCGCCTCCGACGAGGGCGCTGCGGGTGGTCTTGCTCATCGATCTCTCCTCTGGTGCATGCGCTCGATGTTTGCCTGGAGCTTCTCCAGGGCGCGGGTGATGGCGCCCTGGCGTTCCTCGATGCGGGTGAGCCGCTCGGTGATCTCGCGGCGGATGGCCTCGTGCTCGTTGCGGTTGACGCGCTCGACGTCGGCCGCTTCGGACTTGCTCTGCGCCTCGGCCTGTACTACGTCCTTGGCCACCTCACGCGCCTCGGCGGGGCGAACGTAGCGCCCGTCGGCGGTGAAGAGCAGCAGCCCGGAGATAGAACCGATGACGGCGAGGGCGAGCCCCGCGAGAGTCGGCCATCCGACCGCCTGCGTCTGCGATCTCTGCGCGGCGTCTGCGTCCTTCATGGAACCCCCAGTCGCCGCGGTTGCGGCCTCGTCAAGAGTATGCCAGCTCCGGCACAAGATCCCAAGGGCTTGGGCGGAGATGCAGGCGCACGCTGGCCAGGGACCGGCTGTTGCGCACCACACCCTCGCAACGCCCCAGCCCGGCGCCGAGTTCCCCGACGCCGTTGCCCTCGAGGGTCAGGAACGAGTCCTGGGCCAGGGCGGTCAGCGAGTCCACCAGGACGACGTGCGAGCCCCACCATGGCCCGTCCACTGCCCCGACGCAGCACACGTCGCCCGGGCGCAGCGGCAGCCGAGGGCGAGCCCCGGGCGGCACCACCTCGCAGTAGCGGGGGGCCCCGGCGTGAAGGTCCCGCAGGCTCAGCCGCTCGCCACCGGGCAGGGTCACCCGGTCGCTGGGCCAGAGGCGCCGGTCGGTGCGGTACTGCCCGAAGAGGGCGAGGCGGTAGGTGCTGGGGAACAGGTGCTTTGCCAGCGTCGGGTGGAGCCCGACGGAGCGCCAGGCCGCCGCAGCGAAGGCCCCGCACCACGCGTAGTCCCGCCCCTTGCTGCGGGCAGGGTAGTCCCGAGCGTCGCCCACCGCCCGCAGGTAGGGTGTGATCCGGTCGTAGTCCTCGGGCCGGTCGCGGATCCCCTGCTCCCACTGCGCCAGGGCCCAGGCCACGACCGCCTCGCCAGCGGCTCGCACGTCGGGCAGGGTGCGGGATAGGTCTGGAAGGCCGAGGGGGCCGGAGCCGGTTGGGTAGGTCATGGGGCCGTCCAGTCGGAGTCACGCACGCCGAAGAGGCAGACCACGGCGATCCCGTCGTCCGGGCTGTAAGTGGCCTCCACTGTCCCGCCCATTCCCTCCACGCTCGCCAGCACGCACAGCCGGTCAGCCTCGCTGACTAGGTCCGCCGGGGAGACTGTCGCGAAGACGTGGGGCCGGTCGATCGCGCAGCCCATCCCAGCAGCCACGTTCTGCGCCCCGTCGCCGGAGTCGGTCGTCTTGAACCCGTGGCTCTGCATCCACTCGACAGTGCGCCGCATGGTGTCTTGGATCATCCTCGCATCCAGTGCCAGAGAGCGGGCCAGTAGCCCCCCTCGTAGGCGAAGAAGGCGCCGTTGAATGGGAGCGCCTCGATCAGCCAGCGCCACGGCCACGGGGCCCAGAGCACGCAGCGGTTGCAAGTCATCGGGCCTCCATAGGCGCTCACTTGGCGTTCTTACCGAGCACCCCGCGGCTAGCTCGCTCGCGTGCACGGGCGATCATGCAGTCCAGGGCGGCGCGCAGGTGACCGAGGGTCTCGCCGTTCTCGGGGCAGGCGAATGGGCCGGACTGGAACGACTCGAACCGGTCGATCAGCACGGACAGCAAGGCGCCGTCAAGCGTGCCCGGAGTTGAGTCGGAAGCGGTGCGCGGGCCGCGCTGGAACTGGATCCAGCCGGCACACACGGAGACCCCGCAGCCCTCTCGCAGGTCTTCTTGGCTCAGTTCTCGGTCGATCCGGTACTCGTGATGCGCCCCGTTGACCGGGTGCGGGGGGTCGACGGCGTAGACGTGGCAAAGCTCGGTGAGGCCCTGGCCGTCGTGATGGTGCTTGATCTCTCGTTGCATGGCGCTTCCTCCAGTGTGGTCCGGGAGACAGTGTAGCACGCAAGGGCGAGCCAGCAAGCGCACGTTCCCCTGCGCACTGGCCACCAGTCGCCGCAGGTCCTCGGGCTCGTCTGGCCCGTCCAGAGGCCCGCGCCTCATGGCCAGGCCGTCACGCCGTCGCTGCGCAGGCAGACCGGGCCATAGGCGGCGGCAGTGGACCAGCACGCCCAGTCGGGGTCGCCGGTGGTGTAGCCGTCGCTGGAGATCGTGGTTCGGTACGGGTTGGCGCCGCCGTCCACGAGCTGCGAGATGCCCACCGCGAGCCGCTTGTTCGGCGCCAGCATCTGGGTGTCGCCGGTGTCGAGGAAGACCAGCGGGAGTTCCAGCATCTGCCAGCGGTTGGCGGTCGGCTGCGTGGTCGCCGTCGCTTGAAAGTAGGTCGCTCCGTTGGCCGTGTCGCCCTTGGTCCCGCAGACCACGGCGGCCGCTGCGTAGTCCGTGCGGCACCAGTAGGCACCTCCGCCGCCAACGGACGCGTAGACGTTGGCCTGCCCGTTGCCCAGCACGACCCAAGGCCGGGCGTCGTCGGCTGCGCCTCCTACCGTGCCAGAGACGGCCGGTGCATGGCCCAGGTACATCCAGTCGATGTTGCTGGACCCGTCGTCGCGGATCCACGACATGCCCGCCGCAGTGGCCGCGATGTGCAGGTCGCCGGCCCCGGTGTAGGTCGTGATCGCTGCTAGCGAGGCGCCGTTGCCCACGACGTAGGGGCTGGCCGGGAGACCGTCACCCGTCGTCGGCGGGCTCTGATTGCCGGCCCCCTGAGCCGTGAAGTCGTCGTTCGGGAACAGCCAGTAGTTCCAAGTGTCGTTGGCCCCGATCTCAAAGTAGCCCATGAACCTGCCGGCGGCCTCAACACTGGCAGCAGACCGCAGCACAACCCAGTCGCCTGCTGCGAGCCCGGAGCCGTCGCCCTTCCACGAGACGGCCGTGGCCAGGCTGTCCAGATCGCTGGCCGTCGCCGGGATCTCTCGGGCGCCGTCGCTGCGGGCCTCGATCAGCGTCCAGCCGGGGCCCGAGTAGGTGGCATGGTCGTCCATGAGGAAGCGGACGGTCTCGACGGCGGACATTGCCAGCGAGCCGAGCCCGCCTGGGCTGGACTGCGCAACGACCGGGTAGACATAGACCGTGTCTTCGGTCGGGGCCGGTGTCGTCGCTGCGCACGGCTGAGCGATCCCCGGGCACCCGAGGCCCTGGGCCAGGGCGGGGACCGGGAGCAGCAGGGCGAGCGCCAAAGCTAGAGATCGCAGCGCGGTCATGGGGCCTCCTCGTACCAAGAGCACTCGATCGCCACCTTGGTGCCGTTGTTCGTCGCTACGGCAATTACAGCGTATGTGCTGGACGGACCGATCAGCGACTCTTGCCCGAGTCGGACGCCGCCGCCGACACGAGACGCAGGCGCCGAAGTCCCGACAAGCCAGACTCCGTGCTTGGTCCCGTCCGCCGACAGCGTGACGTTGCGGTGCACGGTGGTAACGGGAGCAGTTGAACTCGCCGTGTCCAGGTTGACCGGAACGCCCAGAACGCCAGCCGCCGAGATGGTAGGCGACTTGTTGACGTAGATCTCCACCTCTCCGTTGGCGGTGACTGCGCAGAGTGTGTGGGCGGCATTGGCCGCCGTCGTCAGCGTCCACACCGTCCGATTGGGCACTCCGGCGTTGATCGTCTGCAGATCGGTAGCCAGAAACGTGTGCCCGTCGTGGACCTCATGGTGGACCCAGTCGACGGTCGGGACCCCGCCGAGCATGTCTAGCCGGGCGGGGAAGGGCTGCGAGATCTGGGCCATGGCGAAGATGCCGAGCAGCGCAGCGGCCATCAGCCAGCCAGCGGTAGTCCGGCGCATCAGTAGGCCTCGGTGACCCGATACGAGATCGTGGTCCCAGCGTCGGGGGCGCAGACGGAGATCGCCCCGCCCCAGTCTCCGATCTGCCAAGTGCCGCCGGACTCGCCAGCGGCCGCCGCAGCGTCCAGCAGGTGACAGTCGGCGCACGCGTTCGTGGTAGATCCAAGGGCCACGCACAAGGCTCCGTCCGCGTCAACGTTCTGGACCAGCGCCCACTTGCGGGTCGCACGCACGGCGATCGTGGCGTCCCCGGCGCCCTGGGTGACGGTCCCGCCCGAGTAGGCAGATCCGTCCCGGCTGGCCTCCACAACGCGCTGCGTCCCGGTCGAGTCCGCCCCAGCGCCTGCGTCAATGGTGTTGCCCCCGATCTGCGTCTGGTTGACCTCCCACACGTCCGCCGTGGCCTGCACGACGCTCAGCGAGTCCGCCTGAGCCTGCGCCCCACGAGCAGGCGGAAGCTGCGCCGCCGCCACGGTGAGCGCACCTGCGGTGTCTGCGACCAGCGCCCGAGTAGCGATCCCGTCGTCGGCGCCGAACAGCATTACCGAGGGGGGGATCGGGCCGGCGGGGGCCGCCACGGCCTCAGCGATCGCCTGGACGCCGGCGGACAAGAGCGAGTCGTCGGCCTCGTAGACCCGCTGCGTGGTGGCGTCTGCCAGCCCGCCGCCGAGCGTCCAGCCGGCGATGGTCACCAGCGACACCGAAGCGGGATCGTCGGTGGCCAAGGTCACCCGCTGGGTGGTCGCCGTGACGATCCCGGTGTCCAGGTCCCATGCCGCCATCGCAGCGATCGCCAGAGCGGTCGCGTCGTCGCTGGCGAGGATGATCCGCAGGGTCCCGAGCCCGGCCACGCCGGCGCCCACGTCGACCGGGTTGCCGTCGATCTCCTCGAGGTTCACGGGGCCGGCGGGGCCCCCGGTGCAGAGAGCGACCCTGGTGGTCTCCAGCCCGCACGCTCCGGGACCGTAGGCGCCCTGGGCGAAGGCGACGGAGGGCAGCGCCAGGGCGACGACTGCGGACAGGGTGAGCAGAGCACGTCGAAGCATGGCGGCCTCCTAGAGAGCCCGGTGGTCAACCGGCTGGATGATGCTGTGGATCGCCCGGTGGGGGTGCGTGGCGTCCTGCTCCACCGAGTAGAACTTCGGGGTGGCGTGGATCTGGTAGCGCTTCAACCTGTTGCCGCCGGCGTCCGGGGCCCCCAGGGCGAAGAGCCCGTCGAAGTCGTAGGCGAGACGGTTGACCGCCGTGGCGGCGCCCGCGTCCCAGAGGATGATGCGCCAGATCGCGGCGTCCTGGGGGTCGTAGATCGCAACGCTGCCGTTGCTCGCCCGCAGGAGCGTCCCGTCCAGCGTGATCGCAACGTCGTTCGCCGCGACGTTGTCTTCCCAGCGCAGCGTGCCGAAGAGCCCCGAGAAGAGCCCGATGTAGTTCCCAGCGTCCACCGCTCCGCCGAAGCCGATCCGGCGCCCGTCGAAGGCGATGCGGGTGATCGCTGCGTTGCCCGTCCTGGTCAAGCTCGCCTGGACCGTGGCGGCGTAGTCGAGGATCCACGCCTCGTTGTTCCCGCCGTCCGTGGCCCCGCCGAGGACGATGTAGCCCCCGTCCATGGCGACCGCGTTGACCGCAACGCCGGGGGTGTAGGGCCAGGCCCCGCCCACCGCCACGAGCGCGGCGCCCGTGTCCTGGTAGAGGTGGGCGTTGTTGCCCTCGAGCACGCAGACGTAGGTCCCGTCCGTGGCGATGGCGGTCGGGGTCACCGCGCCGATCGCCACGTTGTAGGAGCTGGCCAGCGTGTCCCGGTCGACCGCGTGGAGCGTGGCCACGCCGACCACGTCGTCGAGGGCGTAGACGTTGCCCCCCGCCGTGGCGATGTAGGGGTAGTCCCAGGCCATGACCCCGGTCGCCACCACGCTGCCGTCGATGCGGCTGCGCTTGCGGACCGCCATGTTCAGGGCGGCCCCCGCCATGGTCCAGAGGAACTCCCCGTCGGACACGAACTCGGTCTCCGTGGCGTCCCCGGCCACGGCCCAAAGCTCGCTCCAGAGAGGGTCAGTCGTCGGCGGCAGCACGAGCCCGAAGTCCTCATGGAGCTCGTTGGGAGCCCCGCCTCCGGTCCCGCTGCGCCGGGCCTGGATAAGGCCCTCGGCCGTGTTGAACCGGCGCACGCTGGCTCGCCCGAGCTGCTGGAGCGTCCAGTTGAGATTCTCGTAGGTGGGGACGTGCTTGAAGCTGTAGCCGCTTGCCTTGAAGCCGTCTACTGGCTCGGTTGCAAGTTCGCTCCCGTCTTCTGCCCACGCCAGATTGCCCGTCGTTCCCGCCATCCGATCCTCCTAGAGCACGATGCGGCTCAGCTCTCCAACGTCCAGACCGGGGCCCACGTCGAGCCGGAAGGCGAGGTCCGTACCCTCCACGGCGATCATCCCCACCCCGGCCGGCGACAGGTCGCCCATGTGCGCCGAGACCCGGGACAGCATGAGCGCAGTGAGGGGCACGCTGCGGAAGAAGCGCAGCTCGAAGGCGGCCGGGTAGATCTCCTGGTACTCGACCACCGTCCCGGTCACCTGCGGCGCCGAGATGATGCGCAGGATCTCGATCAGCTCGTCGACCGTCCCCTCGCAGAGGTTGGACAGGATCCGGGCCCCGATGAAGCGCCGGTAGTCCGCGTCGCTGAGCCCGCCCCGCAGCTCGCCCACGAGCCGGCCGTAGCGGTCGAGCTGCTCCCCCGCTGCGTTGGCCAGGAGCTGGTCGTTGCGCAGGTCGAAGAGATCGTCCTCGAGCTCTTGGATCTGGTCGGCCAGGCCCGCGAGCAGGGCGGCGTACTTGGGCCGGCTGCGGAGCTGCGCCAGGGTCTCCCCGAGCAACTCCTCGAGGTGGTCGGTCTGGTAGGGCGTCGGCACCTGCTCCCCCCTAGACCACGGTCACGACGATGTCGGCCGCGGGGTTCGTGATGATCGCGATCTCGAAGGTGTCCACGGTCCCGACGATGCCCAGGGCGGTCACGTTTGAGCAGCCCTCGACTGCGGCGAGGGCGGTGTAGATCGGCAGGGCCAGGGGCTGCTCCCCGACGCTCAGCGTGGCGACGTAGTCCACGATGGCGTCTTGCACGTCTGCGATCAGCACGGCGTCCAGCGGGAAGGGGTCGCCCTTGACGACGGTCACGGTGAAGGTCAACGGCCGGTCGACCGCGGTCGAGAACTTCACGGTCTGCGAGAGCCCAGAGGCGTCGGTCACGGTCTCGGTCACGCCGCCCCCGGCGCCCGCGTCGTTGGCCACCATGCGCATGGAGTCGATGCCGGACGGGGCAGAGTCCCAGATCGCCTGCGCCACCGCAGCGCTGAGCGCCGCGCTGAGCCCGTTGGGGTAGACCACCACGGCGTAGCTGTGGCCGTCCAGGGTGATCGTCGTCGTGGTGCCCAGGGTGACGGCTGCGGCCGTCTTGTTGTGTCGCACGAGGCAGGCTTCGATGCCGTCCACCGCGGATACGCGAGAGAAGATGGCATCCGGGCTGGAGGCCCCAGTGATCTTCAGGGACCGACGACGACGAGAGCGCAGCGCAGGGTCAAGCTCCCGGTCCTGCCCCTCGGTGGCCGCTGCGGCGTTGGTCACGCTCGCCCAGCCCGTGACTGGGGTCACGATGACGGTCAGCGTTCCGACCCCGGCTTGGATGGCTCCGGTCTCGGGGGGCGACGCCTCGACGGTCTGGACGCCGGGGGCGGCGAAGAGCACGTCCGTGGCGGTGACCCACTGCTGCCCGGCGGCGTCGGCCACAATGGACCCGGCGGGGACGGTACAGGCCGCCGTCGCCGTGAGGCTGAGCGTCACGGTCGAGTAGGTGGCCACCTGGCGGTCGACCCCGACGATGGCGGCCAGGTTGGCCAGGTAGACCCCTGTGGCGTTGCGCTCATCGAAGGAGTCGTAGAGGTCCTGAGTTGCGTTGCTCAGTTCATCAAGCCTGGCGGCAAACGTGTCGATGAGGTTACCCAGGACGCTCCCGGCGTCGAGGTTGGCCGAGTCACCCAGGCCGGGCGTGGTGGCGTTCAGGCTGGCGCGGATCGCGGTGCGAAGGTCGGCCTGCCACTCTGCGAGGGTCTTGGCCGAGTAGCCGGTCAGGGGCAGCGTCACGGGGTCACCTCCTGGAGCACCTCGAGGATCGCCCCCGAGTCGACGGCCACGCTGGCAGAGACGGTCACGGAGCGGGCGGCGCTGTCCCAGTCGATGGAGACGCCGGGTTCAAGGATCCGGGTCACGCCGGGGACGCTGAGCAGCTCGGAGCGGACGAGCACCTGGGCCTCCTTCTGGACGGCCGAAGACCAGCCGCCGGACACCCACCGCTCGTAGGGCAGCCCCCGCGTGACCGTGTCGAGGAAGTACTCCCCAAGGAAGGTGCGCAGGCGGACGCGGATCTCTTGGGCGATGGCTGCCTCGTCGGCCACCCAGGACCCGCCCCCGCTGAGGTCGATGTCCCCGTCTGCGTCGAGCAGGATGTCGCGCCGGATGGCCATCGTGTCCCCCTAGCTGAGCGTGCCGGTGCCGGACAGGTCGACCGGGACCAGAGGCGGCCCCGTGGGGGACCCGATGGCGACCGTGGTCTGCAGCTCCGACGTTGCCAGGCTAATGGTCGTCGTGACCGAGACCGTGGCCTGCTTGACGTAGGTGTCCAGCCGGTCCCCGATCGCGTTGGCGATGGCCTCGGCCTGGACGGCCGGGTCGTTGTCCGGGGTGGCGAAGATCGTCACGAGGTCGGCCTTCAGCCCGGCCTTGAATGCTGCCTTGTCCAGGGCCATCTACTCTCCCTCGATCTTCGTGCTCAGGTGAGGATAGCTCGCGGAGAGCGGGTTATCCAGCGGCGCCGCCAGGAAGGTCGCCCCCTCCAGCATTGGCCCGCTCATCCCCACCGGCGTCAGGTGGACGTGCCCGTTGAGCAGCGTCTTCGCGGCGTCCCCGAAGACGAACGCGTGCGACGCCCCCGAGCTGCCGATCTTCACCGCTGGCCCGCTCAGCACCATCGCACCGCTGTCCACGGCGACGGATCCCAGCGGATCGGCCGGGCTCGAGACCCCGGGGTAGAAGATCGCGTCGCTGAGGTCGAACCGTCGCCGGAGCTGCGGCGTCACGTCGGACCCGCCCACGGCCCGCCACTCATCGTGAGACCGCTCGCAGACGACGACGAGCCCCTGCGAGCCCGCCGCCAGCGGGAAGGTGATGGCGAAGCCGCCGCCCTGCGGGAAGGCCACGGGAACGTCCGCGAGCTGCGGCAGCTTGTAGCTCACGCTTCCGCCGTCGAGGTCGGCCCGCCGGGCCCGCACCACGGGCTGGACGTTGGCCACCTGGCGGGCCTCGTCGTAGCTCACCACCTCGCCCACGAAGGCGAAGTGCGCCTGGTAGAGCTCGCCGCGGACGGCGGCGAGGAGCACGTCCTCGAGCGCCGGGTAGCTCTTGGTCTCGGCCATCTACGCCTCCACCGGGGTGCCGACGATGTGGGTGTAGAAGGGCTGCCCCCAGCCGGAGTCGCCTTCGTGGCGCACCTCCTTGGCCCGGTAGATGCCCTTGAACTCCCTAGAGTCTAGCACGAAGCGGCGCCCGGGGGTAATCGTGGGCTGGAGCAGCGCCACAACCTCCACGCCCTCCTTGGTCTTCTGGGGGCTATCGATGAGCCCGCTCTCGGGCGAGAGCCGCACCGCCGACGAAGACGTCCCGCCCGTGGGCACGAGCACCTGGAGTTCGCCGTCCTGGATGCTCCACTCTGCCCCAACCGTGTCGGCCAGGGCGCTCAGGGCAGAGCGCAGGGGGCCCGAGACCGTTAGCGGGGTGGAGATCGTGACGTTGGGCAGGGGGGCAACGTAGCCCAGCGGGAGCCCAGCCATGCGGGCGATCTCGGCCAGGATCTGGTCGGTGGTCGTCTGCGCCGCCCAGGTCTTGGAGATCCAGACGCCCCGGTAGGTGCTCGCCCCGTCCTGGGCCTCGATCTCGGTGATCCAGTCGGCCCCTTGCTGCTTGCGCACGGCCCGATCGATGCCGCCGATGAAGATCTGCCCGGGGACGCCGTAGCCCGCCAGGAGCCGCAGCTCGGCGTCCTTCTCGGAGAAGCGGGCCGAGCTCGTCGCGCTCAGGCCGTAGATCTGGACCTTGGCCGAGTTGAGGGCCCGTCCCGCCGTGCGCTCCACGGCGAAGACCACGCGCAGGCCCTCGTAGGCGATGCCCACGGCGCCGGGCTGGCCCACCTCGACGCGCACCACGCGCCCGAAGAGTTCCCCGAGGTCTCCGAAGGCCATGACTACGCCCCCGCCAGGTCGTCAATCTCGGCCTGCGTGACGTAGACCAGGATGAGCGACTGCCCGAGATCCTCCCGCTGCAGCACGATGGCGTCCGCCCCCGCCTCGTAGGGCAGGGCGATCGTCTGGACCACGCCCACGGGGGCGCCCGCGGGGGCGGCCGCAGTGAGCACGGAGCCCGCCGCCAGCGTGGACGCCGCCGGCGAGACCGTCTCGAAGACCGCCTGTCGGGGCGTGGCCGGCTCGGCGCCGGAGAGCCCGGCGATGTCGGCCAGGCACCGCCACTCGACCCCGGACGGGTCGGCGTAGATGTGGCCGGCCTTCAGCGGCCAGCGAGAGACGGCGTTGGGGAGGAACAACTGGCCGGCCCCGTCGTCGGCCTCGGCTCCCGGGGCTGGCGCCTCTGGAGCCGCCCCGAGCACCCACGGCGAGATCGTGGTCGCCGCGGCCGTCGTGTTGATCTCGTACCGCTGCCCGCCGCCAGTCTGGATGTCCAGCAGTCCGGCGTTGATGGTGCACGAGTAGACCCACGCGCCCGCAGCGGTGAGGGCGGCCCCGAGCGCAAGGCAGAAGTCGGTGGGGCTGCCGTCCCCGAGCCAGTAGTAGGTGCCGGGGGCGACGGTGGCCACGAAGGGGCCCCCGCCGCCGCCCAGGGTCTCGTCGAACTCGAGCGCGTCGTTGACCCCGGCCACGATGACCACGGGGCGGGTCAGGGCGACGTTGACCCGGGCGCGCTCCCCCTCGTCGCCAGTGACGCCCGAGGCTACCGCCATGAGCCCCCCGGGAGGGGCCACGGCGGGGTCCGCCCAGAGGAGCAAGTTGGCGCCGGGCTCCACGCGCACGCCCAGGAGGATCTCCGTGCCGTCCACGGCCAGGAGGTCGAGGTACCACGCCTCGCAGTAGGGGCGCCAGGTGAGGCGCACGCGGTAGGACACGCCGCCGAGGGCGATGGTCTGCTCCTGGTCGGGGTACTCCTGGGGAGTCCGCAGCACCAACATGGGGGCCTCCTACGGCGTCGAGGACTTCAGCACGGCGTCCAGAAGGGCGGCGGCCATGGATCGGCGGGTCGCTGCGGCCTGGGCTGCGTCCGCCGCGCTCCCCGACGTGCGCCCGCTGTCCGCCTTTCCCTGCCCGCTGGCCTTCTGCGGCTTCTTACGGATCTGGTCCGGGGGCAGGGTCACGCTCTGTTGCGAGACGGTGCGGATCTCCCGGAGCTCCAGCTTGGGCTCGAGGTCGGTGACGCCCCGCTCTCGGGTCACGTCGACCCGCAGGAGCACCATCTTGGGGTAGCGCCGCAGGGTCGTCGAGACCTCGAAGACCTGGCCCACCATGGACTCGAGCTTGCCCCAGGCGTCCACCTCACGGCCCACTGGGGCGGTGTCGTCTGCGAAGGGGTAGGCCGAGACGACGCCGGTGATCCGCAGCGCGATGGGGTTGATGCGGACGTGGTCGGAGACGTTGGCCCCGGACTCGACGGGGTGGTCGGTGACCTCGCACGAGAGCCCGTGCTCCTGGGTGATCGAGGCGTCGAGGGTGAGGATCTCGGTCCCGGTCATGTCGAAGAGAACGGGGCCCCGCAGGGCGATGACCTCCTCGCTGCCAATGCCCATGGTGCCCCCTACTGCTCCGACTGGCGCAGGTTGTTGCCGGCCCGCCGCAGCTCAGTGCTGAGCCCCTCGCGCACGCCCTCGCGCACGGCTGCGCCCACCTGCTCGGGGGTGGCCCCGGGCTGCGTGACGTTGACCGTGACGGGCGCCGTGATCGTCGTCTGCGGGGCGGCCATGGGCGGCATGGCCGTCTCGGCGCGCCGGATCGGAATGGTGCCGGATCCGGCGGGCCCGGCCCCCAGCCGTCCGAGGAGGCCAAGGTCTGGGGTGAAGACCGCTGCGTCCGCGTTCTCGGGCATGAGCCCGACGCCGCGGAAGGCGCCGCGCAGTGCACCGGTCACCTCTGGGCCCTTGAGGAACTCTCCGATCCCGGCGGTGACGCCGTCCCAGAGGACAGCCGCCTGCGAGCGGTTGGCCCGCACCCTGGGGATCTGCTGGTCGCCTACCAGGCGCCGGTCGGGGCTCAGCGGGGTCTGCATCCCGAGGGCCTCTTTGAGGTCCTTGAGCGCCAGCTTGGCCGCGTCCACGGCCGTCTTGACGCTCTCGAAGCGCTTCTCCAGCCGGCCGAGGACCGAGTCGGCGCCCTGCGAGTAGGCGATGACGTCCTCGATCGCCAGGCCGAGGGCAAGCAGGGCGACCGCGGTCAGGCCGATCGGGGCGGCACTGAGCCCGAGCTTGAAGATCGAGACCGCCGCCAGGGCGAGGGCCTTGGTCAAGGCGAGCAGCTTGGCCGTGGCGAAGGCGGCCATGAAGAGCCCGGCCGCCACCGCCAGGCGGCGCAGCAGAAGCTCCCAGCCCCCCATGCGCTCGACGACGGGGTCGATGCGCTCGAAGAGGCGCCGGGCGGATGCGGTAAGGTCCTTGACAGTGGCCACGATGCCCTTGACCCAAGCCTGGACACGGGTCTTGACCAGGTCCTTGTTCGCCTTCCACCACTCGATCGTCTGGTTGGTCTGCTCGGTCATCGCCGGCAGCAGTTCGCCACCGATGGCGTACATGAGGCCACGCGTCGAGATGAAGACGCGGCGCTGAGCGTCGATGAAGTTCTCCGACGCCTTGGCCGTCTTCTCGTCCATCTCCCCGCCGAGTTCTTCCAGCTCGGCCCGCATCCGGCGGATACCTTCCCCTCCCTCGTTCAGCATGTTGATCATGGCGTTTCCGCCACGACCAAAGGCCGCCTGAGCGAGGGCGGTCTTCTGCAGGCCGTCCGGCAGGATTGCGATCTTGTCCGCGATGTCCTCGATGACCTCGGAGACGCCTCGCATGGTGCCGTCTTCGTTGCGGAACGAGACGCCGAGCTGTCTGGCCGTGTCCACGGCCGTACTCATGCCCCGCTCTGCGCCGTCGATGGTCATCGCGAGCCGACGGATGCCCGTCTGCATCTCTTCGATGGACGTGCCGGAGAGTTGCGCAGCGTGGTCAAGCTGCTGGTACTCGCTGACCGTGAGTCCGATCCGCTTGGAGTGCTTGGCGAACTTGTCGCCGTCCAGGGCCGTCTTGACCGCCACTGCGCTCATCGCCGCACCGAACGCCGACACGGCGGCCGAGGCGTACTTGAGTCCAGTCTTGACCCCGTCCACCTGCTTGCTGAGCTTGTCCAGGGCGCCATTGTCAACATCGAAGCCGAACTTTGTCAACAACTCGCGGATGATCATCATCGCCCCCGTGGCCCAGCGCTGCGCTCTGCCTTCTCACGCGCCGCCTCGTGCGCTGCGGCTTGCTCTTCGGCCTGGATCTCGAGCTGGGCCGAGGCGAGGATCAGGTCGCTCAGGCTCCAGTCCCGCTGGATCTCCACCAGCGAGATCCCCGGGTGGAGCCCCCAGACGCGGAAGATGAGGCGCTCGTCCCAGCGGAAGAGCGCCCCCAGGTCCTTCGCCCGCTGGGGCAGCCTCAGACGGGCACTGCCTTCAGCAGGCGCCGCCCAGGCCGTACGAAAAAATCCACGAAGCGGTTGACCTCGATGACCGCCACGAGCGCGTCGATGAGCTCCCCGAAGTTGCCTTGGTAGGACACATCGAAGACCGCCAGGTTGTCCAGCGACTGCCCCGCCCGGGTCGTGTTGGCCAGCAGGCGCCGCATGAGCGAGGTGGTGTCAGAGCCCACGAGGGCGTGCGCAGCCTCCCGCACCACGGCGTCCAGGTCCACGTCCGCGTCCAGCGCCGAAGAGTCCCCGCGGGACGCCAGCGCGCCCTGGAGCAGCTTGCCCGCGGCGGGCCCGACGAGGGCGAAGATCTCGAGCGCCAGGCGCATCCCTTGCGACGCGCCGAAGGGGATGATGCGGTACTCGACGGGCTTGCCGTCGGCATCCTCGATGGTCCGGTTCTGCATCTCGCGCATGGCTCACTCCTGGGTTGGTCTACTCGGTGGCGTAGGTGGTCACGGGCCGCGGCACGATCAGCCGCCACTCGCGGGTGGACGATTCTCGGTTCTTCATGACGTTGGGGAGGTTTGCGAAGGAGCACTGCCCGGAGAGGACCTTCTCCCCCGTCGTCGGGTCCAGCATGACGAAGGGCAGGATCCACCCGGCGGGGGTGTTCCGCTGGGCGATGAGGAACCCCTCCAGAATGGCGTTGCTCGCGCTGGTCTCCATGAGGGTCAGCGTGACGTTGGCCGGGGGCAGCGGCAGGCGCGACACGCACGCCTCGCCGTCGGCGCCGATCTTGACGCTGGAGATGTCGCCGTCGTACTCGATGGCGACACCCGAGTCCTCGGCGAAGCCGCCGATCTTGATGCCGCCGATGAGCACCTGGACCGCGCTGAAGTCGTAGCTCTTGGCCACAAGGAACCGCTCGAGACCCATAGCACCCTCCTGAGTGCGGGGGCCTGCGCCCCCGCTCTAGTCTACAGCCTCAGCGGCCTAGAGGAAGTTGATGTTGAAGGTGAAGCTGCGGGCCGAGTCCAGCACGGTCGCATTCGCCCCGATCGTGATCGTGCGGGTCGTCGAGTTCGTGGTCCCGCTCGTGATGGCGAAGGTCGAGAAGTGCCCCGCCGTCACGCCCTGCTGGAGCCGCCGGGCCAGGATGCCCTGGCAGATCGCCACGCCCTCATCGCTCAGCGGGAACTTGTCACCCCGAGCGGCGAGCGCCACGGCCTGATCGGCCACGTCCTCACGCACGCGGGCCTGGAGCCAGTGCTTGCTCAGCACCTCGCTCCACTGCCGCCCGGCGCCGTTCAGCCCCGGGTCGAGGAAGGCCGCCGCCGAGCCGTAGAGCTGCGCCACGCTGGCGTACTTGGCCTTCGCCGCGGCGATCTGCGCTGCGCTCAGGTCCAGCCCGGTAGCGGTGAGCTGGCAGCGGGTGACCCCGGTCAGGCCCGCCGAGAAGGGGGCGCTCTTCGTGTCGGGGTCGTAGGCGAGCCAGCGACAGAGGGCCGCCATGTCGATGGGCTGGTCCGCCGTCCCGGGGGGGCCACCGACGAGCTGCGACCAGACCACCGCCGTGTTCTCGTAGGCGCTGCCCTTGATGTCGCTGGCCAGGTCGGTGGAGACGGCGCCGTTGTAGACGTCGGCATCCCAGGTCTTGGCCAGGAAGACCTTGTTCACCGTCTCGCACCAGGCCGCCATGGCGTTCGCCTGGAGCTCGATCTCGGGCTCGTCGGCGCCCACCGTGGTGTAGTCGCTCACGTCGAGGGCGACGCCGTAGAAGTCGTCGTCCTGCGCCACGATGGCGGCCATGTCGGTGGCCAGCGTCGAGGGGCCCGGGACCGGGGTGAAGGCCGGGATCTTGCCGACCTTGATGACGGCGGGGCGGGGGCTCTGGGCGAAGCCCTTGAGCACGGCCGCCTGGATGGCCGCGTTGATGACGCCGGAGCCGAGGTCCGAGGCGAGCGAGGTCGAGGCCGTCGCGCTCGTGTAGGTGAGCACGAGCCCGGACACCGGCGCCGCGTTGGGGCTCACGAGCATGACCGTGCCGAAGCCGGCGCGGGACACCGGGACACCGGACAGGGCCACGTTGACGGTGATCAGTTGGTCCATGAGGTCGATCGGGGTGCTCATCCTACCCTCCGGCGGCAGAGGCCGCTATCAGATGCTCTCGGTAGACCCCGCCACAAGATCGGCCGGGGGGTTGTCGCGGTAGAGGGTGACCTCCCACTCGAAGTGCTCAGCCGCCACCGCGTCGGCGGGGGCGATCTCGATGCGGTAGGTCACCTCGAGGTCCATGTTGGAGCGCTCCTCGAAGCCAGTGCCACGCAGGCCCATGCCGGGGCCCTGCCCGATGACCCGCATGGACACCACGTCGAGGATCTCCCTCTGCGTTGGCAGCTCGAGTTGGAGCCGCACGAGCTCCAGGTAGTCCGAGGCGTCCGTCCCCCAGGCCGAGACCTGCACGGTGCAGCGGCGGTGCCCCCTCGGGCGCTCCTGCAACTGGCCGGCCAGCGTCACGCTGCGCAGGACCTCGTCCTGCCCCACCTTGATCCCGGGGGTCAGGGCGACGATGGAGATGTAGGGCATGGACGGCCGGACCTGCCCTGCCCCGGCGATGATGACCGAGGCGGAGGGCAGCCCCGTGGCCTGGATGACGTAGGACCGGACGGCCTGGAGCACGGTCTCGCGGATGTTGACCGGAGGCATGGTCTACACCTCCCCGCCGGTCTCGTCGAAGCGCTCGAGCGCCGCCTCGTAGTGAGGCAGGGGGCCGAAGGTCGGCCAGTATCGGACGTGGGCGACCTGGTAGGTCTCGCCGCCCACCACGATCCGGTCGGCGCTGAGCCCCGTGGCCTGGTCCGCCGTGCGCAGCTCGGTCTCCGTGAAGGCCATCAACTCGACACGCTCCCGCAGCCCCTCGGGGAGGCGCTGGAGCTGCTGCCCGGTGGCGGGCTGGACGCTGGCGAGGATGGTGGTGGAGGTAGTGGCGCCCTCGGTCCACCGTCCCGCCGCGCTCACGGCCCCGGCGGCGAAGCGCTGGCGGGTGACGGGCTGAGATCCTAGGATCATGCTCCGCTCCCTCCGACCTCCTTGGGGTGGTCGAGGCTCACGCCGTTGATGCGCACGTCGTAGGTCACGCTCTGGCGCATGTGCCCGGTGTCGATGAGCGGGTTGGCCCCGCTCTCCTTGTAGCTCTGCTGCTTCGACGCGCTGAGGTAGGACGCCTTGGCGACCTTGCGCTCGATGGTCGACTCTGCCAGGGGCGGGCTGTCCAGGTCGGTGATCGCCTGCTTGACGTCCACGGCCACCTTGATCCCGACGATCCCGAGGGCCTGGTCGAGCTTCATCGTGCCGTCGATGACCTTGCCGATGACCTTCCCTTCGATGGTGGCGTACTCGCCCCGGTTGGCGTCCACCGTGGGACGGAGGAAGGCCCGCTGCGGGACGCCGTCGCCGTACTCGTGCTTCGACGCCACCACGGCCACGGGGGGAGGATCCGGGTTGTCCGCGGTGCGGACGTAAGGGTCAGCGTCGCCGTGGATGCCGACGGTGACGAAGGCCGAGGACAGGTCAGAGAAGGCATCCATGATGCGCTTCCAGCCCTTGTCCGTGTCCTTGACGCCGCTGGTGGCCATGGCGCCCTCGCTCAGTAGTAGAAGGCCGGGAGCAGCACCGCCCTGGCCCCCAGGACGTGGCTCTTGCGCAGCGCCACGAAGTCGGCGCCCGCCGCAGTCGTGAGCAGCTCGGCATCCGACTGGGCGCCGGACACGCCGCCGTAACTGCGGCTCATCCCCCCGGCGCTCTCGGCGGTGACGCCGCCCACGGCGCCGCCGCCTCCCCCCACCGCAGCGGTCGACCCGCGGGTGTAGAGGTGGCCAGCCAGATAGCAGACCGCTTGGGTGTAGGCGTTGCCCCACTCGGTACGGTCCAACCGCGTCACGGCGTAGGCGATGAAGCGGTCTAGCTTGTCGTCGTCGGTCTCGGCGGCGCAGGCGGCCACCAAGTCACGCAGCATGTCCCTGGTGGCCACCTCTTCGCCCTCCTAGTCTTCGATGGCGAGCTCGAGCGTGGGGCGCTCGCCGCGGCCGCCCTTGAGCATGTACTTGGCCGAGGGGTGACGCTTGAGCGCCTCCCACTCCCACTCGGCGATCGTGACCTCGCCCGGGATGATGCCGCCGGTCCCCTTGGGGTTCCGACGACCGCTGGGGAACCGCAGGACCTTCGTCACAGGGACCTCCCGGCCGTCTTCCAGCGGGGTCGTCTCGCCCGTGGGGATGTCTGCGATGTGCATGTAGAGCGTGTTGTTCCAGACCCGGACCGGACGCTCAGAGCGTGCGGTTCTGGTCTCGTTGTCGTTGCTGGGATGCCCTGCGCTCTGTCGCTTGTCGGTCATGGTTGGTCTCCTCCGTGTGCGTTTTCTGCCTCAGCGACCATCGCTCATGGCAGATCCAGACGCCAGAGATCGCCTCGGACGCCTGGATCTGCCGGGCTCCGCTTGGGAGCCCGGCGAGATCGAGAGGATCGGCTACGCCAGGGCGTTCGTGAACGACCCGATGACCATGCCGAGGGGGTAGGTGCTCATCACGCCGCCGGAGCGACCGAGGCAGGAGACCACGTACTCCAGCCCCTTCCGCTCCACCGGGAGCTGCTGGTAGAGCACGGGCATGACGTAGGACATGACCAGCGGGTCCTTGCGGTCGGCGATGACGGCGTCGTTGCCGCCGAGCCCCTTCCCGTTGAGCTCGTGCACCGAGATGATGGACTCGCGAGCGATGCCCACGCTCTTGGCCAGCAGGTCCAGGGCGGTGCTGTCCGTGTTGGTCCGCAGCTTCTTGGAGAGCAGGTTGTAGACCTTGCTTGCAAGGAGCAGTCGGTTGGGGCGCTCCACCTCGGTCGAGTTCTCCTTGACCTTGTCGAAGAGCCGGCAGAGGGCGTCGTAGACGGTGTCAGTCGCCGCCGTGGACGCGACATCCATCGGGTAGCGCGGAACGTGGGGGTGGTTGAGCACGCCGAAGAGACCGGCGGCCGGGGCCCCGTTCCAGATGATGTCGTCATGGGCGGCGTCGATGGCGCGACGGGCCGCCATGGCCTTCTCGGTGGGCAGGTAGACGCTGGCGCCGTTGTTGAGACGCCTGGCGTACTCTGCCGCTCGCAGGTCCTGGATGTTGTAGCCGAAGGCCGCCCCGAGGTTCTTGAAGCCGATCATGTCCTCGGTGGCCGCCACGTCCACGCGGGGGAGGTCGTCGGCGTAGTCGGAGATGATCATCGCCTGGCCGGTGTGCTCGTAGATCCGGCGCTTGTAGGACTCGGCGCCCGGGTCCACGTCCGTCTTCAGGGCGAAGAGGGCGAGGCCGTTGAGCTCGGGGTTCTTGTAGCGGAGGGCCTGTCCCTCGACCTGCTCGAGCTGCCGCTCGAAGTAGATGCCGGCGCCCGCGCCCACGTCGCTGTCGAAGCGAGCGGCCACGTCGCCCTTGAGGTAGTACTGGCTCATCTTGTGCTCCTTGGGCCCCCGGGCGGTCTCCCGCCCGGGGAAGTCGGTGGCGTGGGCTAGTTGGCGTCGATGCGGAGCATCGCCTGGGTGGCGCTCAGCGAGCGGACCCAGCGAGCCATGCCGCGGGGGAGGCGGACCTTGTCGGTGCCGGCCGAGCCGGAGAAGGTCCCGATCTCGTTGCCGGTGGCCAGCGAGTCGGCCAGGCGCAGGTAGACCGGGCTGGCCACGGTCACGGTGCCGTCCACGGCCACGACGACCGTCCCGCTGCGCAGGACGCTCATGCAGCTGTTGGCGACGTAGCCGGGGTCCGTCGCCAGGTTGATCTCGACCGAGTTGGCCCGCAGCGCCACGCCCAGCATGGCGTTGAAGAGGTTGGTGGCCTCGACGCTGTTGTCCGTGGTGACGGTCCAGGCGGCGCCGGCGGCGCTGCAGCCGACGCTGTACTCGAAGTCCTTGCCGGCCAGCTCCGCGGTGAGCGCCAGGGTGGCGCCGCCAACGGCGACCACGGTCTGGGCGGGCAGCATCGCGTTGAGCGAGGCGGCCAGGGCGGCGTTGATCGTCGCGGCGGCAGGGGCGGCCAGGGCGAGGTTCGCCGCGGCAACGGCCGCGATGTCGGCGGCGCCGGTGCCGGTGGCGGTCAGCGCCACGAGGGCGTCGGCCTCCACCATGGTGGGGGCGGGGTCCAGGTCGGCGCCGG